TATTTGAATTAAATCACGTTAAAAATTTAAAAGTGTGAATTGATTGGCATTATTTAGTTGTGCTAAATTTCTTCTGTTAATTACTTCAACTTTTCTCTGGATTTGAAATGCAGATCTTAAAATTTTTACAGAGTTTTAATACAGTCGGCACCTATTTAACACTTGCTTCCATCTTGCTTGTGGTCATGATCATTTATTTTTATGTAATTAATCCTGGATGAACATTTTGAAAGGAATAGGTCTTCTCATCTATTACTTTTTTAAGAACGGAAGATGAATAATAGGATAGGGATATGAAATTTAAAATATTATTATTAAGTTTTATTGCCACCGGTTGCTATGCTAATGAAAGTACAGCTGATCCGGATATTTGTAATATCGTAAAAAAGGTCGCTTATAACGTGATGGAAGCACGACAGCAAAAAGTACCAGCACAAGATTTACAACAAATTGCCGATGGGCTAGCAGATGAAAAAGCCAAGCAGCTTTATCAAGACTTAATTAGCTCAGCTTATGCTGCCAAAGTATTTAAGACAAGTTTCTTTAAACGCCAAGCAATTGAAGATTTCCAAGCAGGATGGTATGAGGAATGTTTACGTAGAAATGAATAATAATTAAAAAAATAATGAGTATTTAATTTTTAAGAACAACTAATTAGTTAAGAGAATAAAAAATATACTGACAGGTCTGTCTAGGTATTTTAATTTGAAAATAAAATTCGAATTTATAGGTATTTATTTAAAAATAAATGCTCCGAAGATGCCGCTGCATGTCGTTACCCTTGAACCCTAAAGTTCAGCGGGTCTTTCTCAATTCTAGCAATACATTGCAATATTAAGCAATACCTAGCGATATTAAAAAATCAATATTTTTAATAATTTATATTAAAGCAATACAATGCAATATTACACAATCTTTAGCAATACAAAAATAGTCTATTAATGGTCTATTTTGATAAATACGGTCTATTTTTCAAGTTTAAGTCTATTAAAGGTCTATTTTTGGTGATTAAAAAAGCGGCACTTAGCCGCTTATGCTGTATGTGCCATTTTGTTTTGTTCAATATAAGCCAAAACATCAGACTTCATATAATTTACTTGTCGTTTATGAGGTTTAGAGAATGGAATGCCGCCACCTTCACATCTTTTCTTCTGCAACCACGGTAAGGATACGTGCATAACAATAGCTACTGTTTCAGGTGGAAAAGTTTGATTATCAGCAGCTTCCCAAAATTCCTTCTTAGCAGCCTCTTTTTCTGCATGAGTCATACGATCTAATTTAGTTAAACGTGACATTTATTTCTCCTTACTTTCCGCTTTAGGATTTGCCCACCAAAGTACAGGGCCATCTTCTGAATCAAATGCTGCAATTAAAAAGAGTCCTTGTTCTGGCGGTTCTGGCTTCCAGTTTGGCCAAACTACTGCATCTTCCGGTATATTTGGTATTTCATCGTAATCTAATAGTTGAGTTTCAATTTCAACTCTAAGATTCATTTGAAGTTGTGCCCACTGTTCTCTTGTATAGGCTTCAGCTCCTTCTTCAATGGTGTCAAACAATTCAATATCTGGATGAAACCAATTGAAAAGGTTTTCAGGTGGTTCTATTGGCTGGATCTGATATTTAAAACCCGTCTCACTAGATCCATAAAATAGTTTTGCTTCATCAAAGCTTTTGGTTACAAGAGGGGCAGAGCCTTTCTTGTAGCAAATTACTATTTCATCAAATTTAAAAACACGTTCAGCTGTCTTCAAATCAAAGCATTGGTACATAGGTTCACTAAACCAACTCTCAACATAAAATAGATTTTTAATATGATCTTTGCGGGAACCGTGCCATTTCTGAACTTTGATAACATCATCAAAAATTTCTAAGAAAAAGTTGTTGCCTTCCTTTTCATGCATTTTTCTATAACGCTCAACAGCTCGCTCAGCTATCTCTTTTGAAGCTGCTGGCGTTTGCTTAAAAGGGCTGTAACCTTCAGGTCGCATTGCAACCGCCCATAAAGTTGATTCACTCATCCTTCAGCTCCCGATTCGCTAACACCCAACTTAATGCAACCTTCCTCAGGTAAATCAGCATACCAACAGTAGTATCCTTCACCGTCATAACCATCTTGGAGCCATTTGATGGTCATTTCAGTTTCCATCTGGAATTGATCTTTTTCCCCATCTGGCGCACCAAAATCAAAGGCTTCTTTTAGTTCAGCGCAAGTTAGAGTGACACTAGGGGTGGGAGTATCTGGCACCGTCTCGGCTTTGGCTTTATTCCATAACTGCCAAGCATCATTAGTTACAATATTGAAATAGCCATTCATTGTTTCACTGAATGCTAGGATGTCATTTTTACGAATAGCACTTTCACGTTTAAAAATTTCTGTAGTTTTGAATTGTGATTCAAAAGGGATACGTTCATTACCTGTCATTTAAGCCACCATCTCTGCATATTCTTCTTTAGTCCATTCAACAAACTCTTTATAAAGCTGCTGCGCGGGTTTATTTAACCGGTTGTGATAGTCGATCGTTATGCGGCGCCAAGCGACTGGTACCGCATAATGCTTGGTTAGAAACATCGCTTGATCCATGCCTTGCCGGACTATTACGTAGCCCAGCAATTGCAAGTAGTACATAAAACCAAGCATGTGTTTTTGGCTCACTTTCTTGTACTGATCTTTCATATTAGAAACCGTCTCCTAATAAATAATCAGGCTCAGCCTCTTGAAGTGGCGTAGATGTAGGGTTCTCTAATTCAAAGCGGCGTTTCTTAACAAAGTCCATGAGTCGTGATTGAATCTGTGGATCTCGTGCGGCCACATCTATTTCCAAAGCATCTAATGTTGTGAGGTCGGGCGCGTTTTGGATCTGGACCATTAGTGAAGGTGGTTCAGTTGCTTGCGCCTTAGATTTTTCGAGCTCTTCAAGACGTTTGTGAGTTGCAAGTAGCAAAGGCTCCATTTGTTTATCAGACCAAGTGCGTGTATATCGATAAACTGCATTTACTTCGTCTGGTGTTTTTGAGTCCTTAACTCGTTGCAGCAGGGTATCAAGTTTCTTCTGATATTCTGAATCAGCGGTTTCTGATTCAATAGCCGGCTCAGCTGTTTGTGCTTTTTCTACAACCTCTGGTTTTGAATTTTTAACTTTTAGAGATTCCGCATGACTTTCTGAAGGCTTTTCTTCTTCGACTTCTTCAGTAGGCTTATTTAGAAGTTTTAGAATGTCTTCCGCAAACTCACCACCGCTGATTTTAATAATCGCGCAGCAATGAGCAAATGCATTATCAAAACTTGAGTGAACTTGGCCATGCTGGAGCATGCGCAATTGTCCTTTAGATCCATTCCACTTAAACTGCTGCACACCTAATTCAACAGTTGGGCTAGGGTAAGAGCAAGTAGAACCTTTTTCTGGCGCAACTCTTAATGGTTCTGGTACCTCAAATTCACCAATAAAAATAGTTCTAGGCTTTAATTGAAATTCGAATTTATCAAAAACATCAAAGCCAAAGTCATAAGGGTTAAATGGTTCCCAGCCATTACGCTCAGTATTATTTACTAAAAGTAATTCACCGTTGGCCCAAGCAAGTTTGGCTTCAACTTTATTTAGAATTTTCATGCTGTCATCCCCGTTTTCGCTAAGGTTTCAATTTCTTGTTTAACTGCAGTTAGTTTTGCCGCTTCAATTTGGATCAGGGCATCTATGCCGAAGTGCTCACAAACTGTTTTTACATCGAGGCCACGTTCAGCAATAAAGTTTTGAAGTTCATCTCTTTGTTGATCTGAGATACCGTTAAATTCTGGTGGACTAATCCAAGTGCCACGTTGTTTATCAAACGTGCAATTCAATGCTTTAGCTCTCATTAACATTGCTTGGCGCATGTTCTGGTAATACATGTGTTCTTTATCAAGCGACTCAGTTAATTGATTAAGGTCACCTGCATGCTCAGCTTCTTCACAGCTTTGTTTCCAGTTTTCTAGCTCTTCTTGGGCTTTAGCTGCTGCAAGTTGTGCAGGCGTTAAGGTGTTAATGTGATCTTTAGCTTGAGTAATCAGGTCAGCCAAGAAAGTAGGATGTGCTTTAAGATCTGGTACCCATACTTCACCAGTTTCACCACCTAAAGCACCTGAGTTTTTCGCATGATGTGTAGGCGAGGGTTTAAAATTAATAACGCGGGCATTTTTACCTTCACCAGTAGTAACAGTTGTTAGATAACCCATGACATCTGCGATACGGTAAAGCTCGTTACGGTTTTTACCACCTAGATCTGGTCGGTAAATAATTTGATCACCGTTTTGATCTTCTGATGCGTGTGCAATGAAAACAACATCTTTACCTAAACTGATCAAAGTATTGATGTATTGCTTGAACGTTTGGTTCGCTAAACCTTGAGCCTTTAACTTTAAAGAACCATCTTTTTGACGGTTATTTGCCGTAAGTAACAGGTGGGTTTTAATGCATTCAAGCATTGCACCCACGGTATCAATGACTACGGTTTTATATGGTGCTAAGTCCTGCGGAGTAAGGTTTGCAACATCACTCCATTGTTGAACCTGTACAACCGCACCTCGACGTAATTCACCAGTACGGTGAGCACCACGGTCAAAGTCAAAAGAAATTGCTTTTTCCGCAGTAAAGCCCATCGATGATTTACCTAAACCCGGATCAGCGTATAGGTACACAATAATTGCTTGAACCAATAAAGTTTGGTCAGCAGTAATAATCGGTAGAGCCATTATTCTTATCCTTATCTTGAGCCTGTAAAACCGCGTTTTTGCTTATATGCTTTGCGGTCATAAGTAGGGATGTTTGTTTCACGCAGTTTTATTGCGAGCTGCTTTCTGCGTTGGAAATCAATTTCTTGTGTGAGTTCATTCCAAACTTTTGGATAGTCAGTTTGGAACCTGAACACATTTAAAGGCGTCTTAAATCCGTCTTTAACTTTGTAAAGAACTGAGCCATTAGCATTAGATGCGTACACTTGCCAGCCAATGCGAACAGAGTAGAGGCCCTTATCATCACGGCCTAAAAATGACTTGTAGCCGTCAGGGTGCTTTTTGAAATTAGACATCTTTAAGCCTCCACCAACTTGTTACGTTCGATGAAGCCTTTTAGAAGGCCATTGATGTTTCGGATGTCTTCAAATTCGGTGAAATCGTTATATGACTTACCATTAACATCAGTAATTTCATTTACTGTGAGTTGAGTAATTTCAACAGCAGTGAATTCAGAACCCGGAACGCCGTAACTGTCTGGATGAGCTTCAAAATCAAAGCTAACGTTTAAACGGAAACTATCTAATTTGATTACGGCAACGCCAGAATGTTTACCTGTGATTTTGGCAGTTAAGACACCGTAAGTACTTGGTTGAGTCTTAGGGGTAAATAGAGAAGGGGCTTCTTTTGCTTGGAAAGCTGGCTGCAATTGGCAAGCAACTAAAGAACCACCAGAAATTGCAAGAGCAGCCATGCTGACAAATGCAAAGGAGTTGAAAGGGGTAGCTTTTACGTTCATAATTGATCTCGCAGTTTGCAAAAGCACATCGGACCTGGGGAGGGGCGGTGTGCTTTTTTGTTGTCTGTGAGATAGATATTAGGTAAACCTAATTATTAAGTCAATAGGTATTCCTAATAAAATTAGAAATACCTAATTTTTGTGCTTTAATAGACAAAAGAAAACCCACACGGGGTGGGTTGGGTGAGAAGGGTAGTGTTTGATTTTTATTTATTGCTCATTACTTTGCTTCTGGCCTCTCTCGCCTCTTTACGAGCCTTAAGGGTTTTCTCAAGCATAGATATTTCTTTTAAATCACTCCATGCCAAAAAGAAACTTAATATTGAGGTTAAGCCTACAGATAAGACTAATGCTAAAAGATGCTGATTTGATAGTAAATTCAATTCATTGAAAACATACATTCCAAAAACAATCACTATAAATAAAATGGCAACATATAGTGATGATTTGCTCCTTATATCCACAGTAGACGTGAGGCGATCCCGCTCTGATTGATTTAAACCATCAAGCTTCAATGCATCGAGCATACCTTTGTAGGCTAGATAAATTTGACTTAACGGTAATAACAAAACAAAGGAAAATTGAACCAAGTTGATATTTACATCAAGGGCAAGAAATTTAAAAGTAACTGAAAAAATGACAAATAGAGCTACTAACACTAATGCAATAAATTTAGCGTTGTTGTAAAACGGCAAGTAGCGTTTAGCCATGATTAATCACCAAAATTAATATTGGTAGTCATCCAATTGTACAATTGAACTTTAAGGCCGTCGTTATAAACTTTATTATTGATTGTTTCAACAGATATTTTTCCACTCATCTTTAAGTTATCCGCTGTGACCTTAGTACCATCTTCAAGAGTTATAACATAATCATCATTATGTCTCATAGATGATGCAACAGTATCAATTACTTTTTGCCCGCTTTTGGATGTTTTTCGATTATAGGTGAGTGTTAATTTAAGCTTTAAATTAGCGTCATCAAGGCCATCTTCAAGTTTTAAATCATCCAAATCGACACCAAATGCAGTTTTTAAAACATCAACCACATTTTCTTCGATTTTGTAATCAATCTTAGCTGGTACGTTCGACTCTATTTTGTGAATCGGTTGCAATTCTGTTGATCCAATTCCAGATGAGATTGAGATGGTCTTGGCTGGCGTTGATTCCAATTTTTCTTTAATTGCCGGGTTCGGAGCATCTTTTAAGATTAAGGCACTATTCGCTGGTAAGGCTTTAGCTGCTTCACCCAAAAGCCAACCTAAATAAGACTCAAGAGTTCTTGCTGTTAATGATCTGGATTGAATAATTGCAACATGATTATCAATCACTCCAAAATATAAAACACTATCAATAAATTCTTTGCGCACTACTTCAACAGATTCATCCTCATCATCAGGTAAATCTTCCGTTAAGTAAGTTTTGATTGGGAATTCGGTAGCACTATCATTGTCTATTTTTAAAACAGCTTGAGCTTTACCAGACTCCACTATGATTAGCTCTCCAAAGAACATACTTTGATGTGAACTTGCGTGATTTATAAGGATAAAATCATCTTTAGTAGCCGATACAAATTGCTGCCTATTAATAGCTTTATGATAAAAAGAGTCTTTATCTAATAGTTGGGCTTTAAGTAAGTTTCCAAGGTTCGCGCCTTTTAGAAAGTCTACTTTTTTGTAGTGTACGGTTTTGTCTTTTACAACTGTCTTACTCATTATTTTCCCCACCCGATCTGTTGTAAAGACTGTGTCGGGTTCACAGTTTATTAATCTTTTGTGTTATTAATTTTCTGTCCTAGCTTTCCTTCTTTTACCAACTGCACGACCTGCTCATTAGTAAGCACAGGAATAAAGACTTTGTCGCCAATATCTTTAGAAAGAATCTTTACTTCTTCGGCTGTTAGCACCAAAGCTTCACCATGTTTCGCAGCATCATTGATGCGAGCAATAATCTGGTTGATTGGTAGTTTAGAGTTGTCCATAAGTCTTCCTGTGATTAATGCGAATAAGGATGTTCTTGTCTGTGCTGACTTGGCGGCACGATATCTGTAATAGCGGTAATACTTTCAACCTCGTCCATTTCAAAGAAAAATCGCTCACCACCATTCACAGAAAGCAAACTTAAAACCCCACCATTGATGCCGACAAATTCTTTAATTGTGCATCTTCCATCCTTCAAGCACACCTGAACAAACTCATTCGGCACAAGCTCTGCATCAGGGTCGCATACAACATACCAGCCATTACGAATTGCTGGAAACATTGAGTCGCCAGTGCCTTTAATGCCATAGGCTCTTGGTCCTGCTGAGTGAGTTGGAACATACCCATCTCCAGCATTGCCTTCATAACCCATATCTGTGAAATAGCCATCCATGCCCATCTTGGAGTAAGCCTTAACAGGAACCCAACGCTTAGATGATGGGATAAACGGTTTTTCGATAATTGTTGAAAATAAAAGAGCTTCATCACTATCACTAATGTTGTATTTCTTTTTGAACTCTTCGATATCCAGTTGTTTAAATTTATCTCTCGTGCTTGATTGAATCTCTCCCGTGCCAGATGCAAGCCATGAAGGATTTACATTCAAAAATTTTGAGGCACGTAATAAATTTTCACCTTCCATTGTTTTGGATTTTCCAGACAGCCAATCACTCACAGAAGGAGGTTTAACTCCTACTGCACGAGCAAGCTCAACACCTTTAATCTTTTTAGGTGGCAAAACTTCCATGGCATACCTAAGTCGTTCAGCAAGAGTATTCATACAACTATCCTCAGAATGTTAGGAAATCCTAACATAAATAAAATTAGGTATTCCTATTGATTTAATATAAGGAATGCCTAATAATTAAAGAAAAATTAGGAGCACGTTATGAATGACGCACAACTTTTAGATAAGCTAGGTGGTGTCACAGCGGTAGCAAGACTTCTGGGGATTGCTCCGTCATCAGTTAGTGGATGGAAAGCTATCCCCCTTGATAGAAAAATCAGGCTAGCAGTTATTGCTGAAGATCTTGGTTTAACAACGCGAAAAGAGCTTTTCCCTGATAACTATCAAGATATTTGGATTGAACTTCGTCCCCAGACGACAAAAAGCAAAAACCTTGGATCATTAACCGCTTAGGAACTAAACCATGAGCAAAGTATCAAATGAATTGCCTGCAAGCGCTAGCAATAACGAATCGCTCATATTGCAAGCACTTAACGCTAGCAATCAAAGACAAGTAGCAGAGATGATAAATGTCGATGCAAGCATCCTTTCACGGATGAAAACAGAAAAGAAATCAAATGGATGGACTGAGATTGAGTTTATTAGCTTTTTGTTGACAGCCATTGGTTTGAAGGTTGTGCAAGAAAGTGATGTGTATTGCTCACCTGAAATTGCAGAAGCAACGCGAGTCTATTTAGCACATGCATTCACTTCACCTGAATACATGCGGATTTTATTCAAATAAAAAACCACTACCTGCTGTAACAGGAGTGGTTAGGCATTCAATTGAGGTGGATCAAATGAACACGAATAATCTATCAAATCAAGAACAAATAATCCAGAGCTGGTTTGAACCGGCTCTCCACACACTTAAAGCATTAATCAAAAAGTGTGAAGAAAACCTAGAGCGAATCAAAGCTGATACTAAAAATGCAGCTGTAAAGCGAGATGAATTTAAAGAGGTTTTAGTGCGTCAGCATCGTATTACGTACAACCATGCTGAGGAAATTATTAGTAGCCTTAGCCGTGCTGATCGTATTCGCTTCTTGGGTAGCACATACATTCAGATTAAAGAAGGCGGTGAAGCATGAATAAAATTTTATTTGGTGATTGCCGCGCATTGATGAAACAAATGATTGAGGAAGGGCTAAAAGCTCAAACATGCGTAACTTCACCACCATATTTTGGTTTACGTGATTACGGTGTTGATGGTCAATTAGGCTTAGAAAATACCGTTGATGAATACGTTCAAAACATGGTTGAAGTTTTTCGTTTAGTGCGAGAGCTGCTCCATGAAGATGGCACACTTTGGCTAAACCTTGGTGACAGTTATGCGGGTTCTGGTCGGGGCATGACACGTACAGGTTTAAACGACGGTAAGAATCCAAAAACTAAAGGACTAGTTCTTCCTAAGCAAAATGCAGCCCAATCAAATTTAAAGCCGAAAGATCTAATTGGTATTCCATGGAAAGTAGCTTTTGCTCTACAAGCTGATGGTTGGTATTTGCGCCAAGATATTATCTGGCATAAACCGAACCCAATGCCTGAAAGTATTACTGATCGTTGTACCAAAGCACATGAGTATATTTTCTTATTCAGTAAATCACGTAGATATTATTTTGACCACGTAGCAATTAAAGAACCGGTTGCAGAAAGCTCAATCAAAAGACTTTCCCAAAATCTTGATCAACAACATGGCAGTACTCGTGCCGTGATGAAACATAACGGTCCAATGAAAGCCGTTTACTCGAGATCTTCGCGCGATAGTTTTAAACGCAAAAATAGTAAGAGAGCTGCTGTTATTCCAAATCAAGCATATGGAACTCATAGATCAGAAAGATCAGAAAGCGAGTATGACTTACTTACTCGTAATAAGCGCAGTGTTTGGCAAGTTTCTACAAAGCCATACAAGGGTGCTCATTTCGCAACATTTCCAATGGACTTAATCGAGCCATGTGTATTAGCAGGATCTCGAGTCAATGATGTTGTATTTGACCCATTCATGGGATCCGGAACAACAGCAGCTGTAGCACTAATGCATAACCGTAATTATTTAGGGTGTGAATTGAATCCTCAATATTACGAATTGCAGCAAGAACGCTTTGAGAAAGTATTAAAAGAGAGGGCCGCATGAACTATTACCAACACCATATTGGTGACTTCAACAATGCGACTCGCCACCTCAGTTTAATTGAGCGTGCGATTTACCGCGACTTATTAGATATGTATTACGACACAGAAAAGGCGATTGATGCATCAAGCATTGATCGTCTAGCACGTCGTTTGCAATGTACTACCGAAGAGCAAAAAGAAGCTCTCAAATATGTACTTGATGAGTTTTTCATTCTTGAAGAAGGTGTTTATCGCAATAATCGTTGTGAACGAGAAATTGCTGAATATCACGGGAAAAAGAAACAAGCGAGTGAGGCTGGTAAGGCGTCTGCTGCAAAACGTGCAGCGAAAAAGAAAGGCTCGTCCAACAGTGATTCATCAAAAGATGATCAAGCGTCTAACGAAAATTCAACGGTCGTTGAAAATCCGTTAAACGAAGAACAAACGGATGTGCAACCAACCAATAACCATAAACCATTAACCATAAACCAAGAACCAATTATTGATAGTAGTAGTAATACGCGTGGAGAAAATTCGCAATTAACTCCAATTCAATTTGCTCAGTATCAGATCGATGATCACAAACGCTATTCAATGCGTGAATTCATTTCTGAATACAGCGAGTTTCAATACGATTTCATCTCACTTGCTCAACAAAGATTTGTTTCGGTACCTGAAATCGACTTGAGAACCATGATTCAAAATTTCGGTGACTGGTACTTTGCAAACGAATCAAGTTCGTTGAATACACCAAGCATCTGGTTGGTTAAGTGGTTCTCTTGGGTTCAAAACAACGAGAAACAAGTTGCTGCAAACCGCAAGAAACAAGAGCAAATCAATTCAGCTGGTCAAAAACCACAAGAGTCGGGTTACTTCGCTAATCTTTTTGAAGAACAGAGCGAATCTCAAATCGTGGATGTAACCCCAGCAAAAAAGTTTCCAATGATTGAGGAGGTAGGTCATGCATGAGATTACCTTGAACGAAGTGCGTCAATTAATCGCTTCTCTTCGCACTGTTTACGCTGCTCAGTTCAATAAGCAATTTCCAGCAACAGGCGAAAGTGCAATTCCTCTGTCAGTGGTTGAGCAAATCGCACTTAAAACACTGGTTGGCGTTCAACAAAACCAATTTAACAACGCACTTGCTCGTTTACTTACAGCAGGTGGACGCTTTATGCCGTCATTTGCCGAGTTTCGCACCTGGTGTATCGGTGAAAGTTGGATGTCTCCAGAAGAAGCTTGGTCTCGCGCATGTAAGTTTACAACTGACCGTTCCGTGGTTATTACCCAAATCACTAAGTACGCCTTAGACGAGGTTATGTATTTGATCGAAGCCGGCCAAATGCGAGCAGCTCAAGATAATTTCTTCGGGACCTACAACGTGATGGTTGCTAAAGCTCAGTTAAAAGGCCGTCAGCAAGAGTTTTACACTCCACCGCTACAACTAGAACACAAAGAACCTAAACACGTTCCTGTGAGCAATGACGAGGCTCAAAAGCATCTCAAATCATTGATGGAAAGATTAAAAATCAATGGTCGTAAACCTGCACCAGTTCAAAAACTTGAGGCAAAAGAAAAAGAGCCTGAGCTTATAAAAGAGTTGGGCCCTGATCCTTTCGATAATCCACACGAATACGCAGAGATGTGCCGTCGGGAGGGTATGCCAATCCCTAGAAATATTCTTCAGCTAATTGATGGGGCGAATGTATGAATAAATTCGAGATTTTAGCGTGGGGTTTACTCATTTCATTTTTTACAGCAGCTATTAGCGGTGCGGTGGTTTGGTGGTGGTTGGCGCGTAAAGAGCTTGATGAGAAAGGAGCCAGCCATGAAAGCAACTAAATTGATTAGAGATAAAGGACTGCAATACGCGAAGGAAATCGTAGATTCAGCACCCGATAACGCAACTGAATGGAACGAGGGTTATGAGTTCCAATGTGGTCAAAGTGTAGAAATCAGCCCAGCAGATCGTGAGAAGTATTTTGTAGATTTGGTTGAGCTTAAACGTCTGGTGGAGTCTTTGAAAATCATCAACGATTTAGGTGGAGTTGAGAAGCTAACGCCTGCATTCATTACGACAGATAAGCATGTTGGTTACACGCATGTTCGCATGGTGGGAAATGGGAGATTGAGCTTTCTTGATGATTTTTGCGACTTCATTCCAGATGGTTCCATTTCAATTAAGCGTGTGATGACTGCTATCCGCGACCACGAATCAATATACGGAGGCGGTGAATCTCATGCCAACTAGATATAACACAGGCGAGTATAGCTACGATCTTGAATATCACTATGGAGATATGTCAGCAAGCATGGAGATGCTTAGAGCACGTTTAATTGAATTGTTGACTCCTCATCTGTCTGGCCGTTATGTGAAATGGAGAGAAGCATATTTCACATGGTTTACAAAGTGCGGCGGGGATTCGGGGTGGATGTTTTGTGTAGGTCCACACGAATTTCATATTGATGGGGCGTTAAGGCGCTATTACTCAGGTTCTATTGATATTACCTACAACCAGAAAGATCGATATTTCTTGGTGGGTGAGAAAAAGAAAGTCAAATGTAAGGCTTGTAAGGGGTTTGGCTTCATTCGAGATGATGGGTGGGGGCATATAGATAAATGTGAAATGTGTGATGCAGAAAAAGGAGCCAGCCATGAGTGAGTTTGAGGGTAAATCTGGAAAGTGGGCTTGGGAGATTCAAAAAGAACAACAAGCGAAAGTGGAGGAGCTGCAAAAGCGTTTAGATGGGGCATTAAAAGAGACTCAATATGCTTTGCAGTATGTTGAAGAAGACATGCGCGGCAATCATGAATTTCTACAAATGGCAATGATTCGAACCCTTAAAGCTATAGAGCAAGTGCTCAAAGGTGGTGCTTGATGTCATCAGTCAGCATTGCTGAATACCGCAAGTTATTTCCCATAAAGAAAAATAAAAAGCGCCGTTCAGCAAAGCAAGTTGCCAGACAACCAAGTGTGGGTGAAGTGGTTCTGGCAACGCATTTAAGAGCATGCAAGATTGGATTTGAACAGGAATATAAGTTCCATCCTGAACGCAAATGGAGAGCAGATTTTTTAATAAAGGGTTCAAAGATTTTGATTGAGGTAGAAGGCGGGATCTGGAGCGGAGGCCGTCACACAAGAGGTAAGGGCTATTTAGGGGATATGGAGAAATACAACTCCGCAGCAATGATGGGTTTTACAGTTTTACGGTTCAGCACAGAGCAAGTGAAATCCGGTATGGCATTAAAGCAAATTGAATTATTAATTAAGGGTAAATAGGAAGGCGATTATGTTGGTTGAAAAGTTTGATTTTATTGAGTTACTTCGCCTTGCTATTGCTCAAGGCAAAGCTGAAGGTAAGAAAATTTCTAAAGATGTAGTTTTAGGTGAATTAGCGCTGTTATCGCCAGCTGCAAAGCTTTGGGCCACTGTCTTGATTGAAAAGGTTGATTTTGAGCGAATCGCAATAATTACCCCAGCACAAAAACAGACTGAAACTTTTTACAGTAAGTATGACTTTAATTTTCAAACTGAACGCCGTATTGAAGATATTCCGGGCAAGGTTGAGTTTGTTCGTGGTGAGATTAAATCAGGTAATTTTTTCAGAGCGCGAAATAAATTAGCGGTAGAGATTCATAAAGAAATGGTAAAGAAAAAATTTACCCCTACTAATGCCCAAGGTGATCTTACTAATCTGGCAAAAGGTATGGCTGAGATTATTTTGCGTGGCCATGTTTTTGTTAAGGCTATGTGTGGAGTCTGCCAAGGGTTGGGTAAAATTGAGACATTTGGTTTAAATGGCTTTCCAAATGGGGCAAGGTTTTGTGAAAAATGTAATGGTACTGGAAAACGACCATATACGTTGAAAGAGAAAATGAATATTGCTGGCATTGATGCAACCAAAACAGCTTATATAAAGAGTTATCAGAAATTTGAGCTGTTTGGAGAATCAATCGTTGCTGAATGGGAAAATGAAATTAGAACGCGTATTTCTCGATCATTCCGTTTTGAACTTCCTGATAGTCAAGAAACTTACGCTTGACAGTTGGGTATACACTTGAGTATAAAGATTTCTAAAATGGGCGAAATGTAAAGTAATCGCCAGAATGAATTTAAGAGCTCGCCAATCGGTGGGCTTTTTTATTTTGTGCTATAGTCCAGTCTAATTAAAATCTGGTACTTAAAATGAATATCTGTGTTGGTGGTGAACTTGACGGGCAAAAGATTGAAAAAGAAGGGCGATTGTTAAAAGCTTCAGATATCGACCCATCTTTTAAAACTGAGTACTACAAGCAAGTTTTTAACCGCGACAATACGGTGTTCCATTTCTGGTTGCCAATTGGATCTGACTTACATGATATGTCTGAGAAAGTTCTAAATATCCTTAGAGCACCTAAAAACTAGTTTTATCGTTTGCCGGACGTATTACGGCGCAAATGGCCCCGCTAAATATCGATTATTGGCGGGGCTTTTTATTAAATTTTAATTGAATTTGCTAAGGATAAAGATCTATAAAAATATTATAAAATCCAATAATTATATTATTAATTCAATAATTTATTTAAAATTAAATTAATCGAATTTAAACAATATTTACTTAGATGATGCATTAGGTAACTCAAATAAACATGATTTTAGGAGAATAATTAAAAAAACGGAGTACAAATGCTATGAATGAGAATGTAGAGCTAATAAATTACATTGATGTAGCTGAGACAGTTTACGAACGGGTATATGAAAATAATAAAATTTCAAATAATTTGATTGTTAATCTAAATCGCATTATGGCTGAGATAAAGAATCAAGCTGCAGAAAAAAGACTCAAATTGAAGTACAGCTCAATAGACTTTGAACATTGTTTAAGTTTGCCTTTAGCTGATCGCAAAATAAAAGTAGATTTAAGCCTTATACCTCATTTTGAAGATCGTGAAGAAAGTATTTTGTGGTTAACTAACTTTATTGGAAAAATTTGTGAGCCCAGAAAGATGCAAAGACAGAAAAAAATCTTCATTAAGTACCTGTGAATTTTAGATGAACCGCCCTTAAAGCGGTTTTTTATTGCTAGTAGAATATTTAAGGTATCTTTTCTAATAGGCACATACTATTGAAGTGTTTTTAATTTATTTTTTAGATTGAAAAAGATTGCTATTTAAGTAATTTAAATATAAAAATCTTTATTGATTGAGAGTAGTTGTTATACAGGATATTTATAAGGATTTTAAAATGACAATTATCACATTGCTCGATGTTAAGACGAAGAAGAAAGTGATAGTTCGGTCCGTAATAGACCCAATAGCAAGAATAGACAAAAAAGGGAATATACAAATTATTCAAATTCATAAATGGCTATATGATGAATCTGGAGATTTCGTTGATGAAGACTTATATGAGGCACTCAACAATGGAGAAGTTGGAATATACATAACTTTGCAGTATATGATCATTAATATTGAAAATTAATTATTTTTTATTTTTAGTCAGTTTGAGTTCTTAGTCTCTAGAGCCTAATGGTTACTACACATAAGACCTTATTAAGTATTACCTATTGATGGGCACATATTCTTTATAACTCTTGATAAGTAAAAAAATTATGTAGGCTAAAAATAAAACTATTTAAAAAGAAATCTTTATCTATTTAAATATGAATATTTAATATTTTTAATTCAATCCCTATTGCTAGTGCTTAAATATTATGCCAATATGAAGTTGGAGATATTTCCGAATAGATATTTTCTATTTCAGGTCTAAGCGTTTTTTTCGCTAAGCCCATTTCTGAATAAAAATAGGAAGTGGGCTTTTTTATTTTTAAATATTTCAGTATTATCAGTGTGTTGCTTTAAGTAACACTAAACCTTATTGATCAGCGCAAATATCAAAAAAAGGGGGAGCTTGCCTACTAGGCAAGCTTTTTAAATTGATGATTTAAACACAATAATCCATTTTAAAGCTCAATAGAAAGATCAAACTTCCATAGCTTTTATTTGTACTAATTTATTGAATCTAATCGTCTTTATAATTTTAAAAAATTCCTTAAACTAAAAATGGAAAATTTCTTGTTGCAACATTGTTATAATAGGACTACCTTAAGAAAAAATACTATATAAAAATGAGGAGCTGCTGAAATGCCACAGTATCTCATGTTTGCGGAAAATGTTTATAACAAAATTAAAGATGAGGAATTATTTTCACATGACTGTATTGAAAATATGAACTTACTTATGACATGTATACGCAGAGAAATTGAGGGAACAGAATTTAAATTAAAATTTAATTTTATTGATTTTGTTGAATTGTTCAGTAGACCATTAGATGAATGTAAAGTAAAAATAGATGTGAGTTTGATTCCTCCTCATAATTTAAAAGATGAATACATTTTATGGTTAGCAGGTTTTATTGAAAAAATTACAGAAGGTGGACCTAAACCACCTCCGCCAATTAAGAAATTTATTCCAGAGTTTATGAATTTAAAGTCTGAATTAGATTTTTTACCTTTAAGTGAGGAAAAGGTTCAAAATGAAGGTAAAGAGATTACGGATTATTTTAATTCAAGGCTCTATAAATCAACTTTAAAAAAAAATAGTTAGTTGTCTCTGAGTTTAGCCACCGCCTTCGGGCGGTTTTTTTATGGGTGTAATATGAATGAAAAAGAATATTTTTGGCTAACAAGGAAAAAAGAGCCCAAAACAAAACCTAAAAGCAGACCATTGCCTAAGGCTACACAAAAGTATTTAGAAGCAGAGGAAGACTTTACTCAAGCTTTAGTTTTTCTGGAAATTAAATACGAAAAGAAGTTCCAAATTAAATCAACCAAGCACTGGCGATTTGATTTTCATCTAATAGAGCATCGTATTTTAGTTGAAATTGCTGGAGGCCCATGGTCAGGTGGCCGAAAAGGTAAGCTTAAGAATAAAGCTTGGAGTCTTGATCGTTACGACGTAGCTGAGGAGATGGGCTATACAGTAGTTCGTATAGAGACAGCTTCAAGATGTAGGATCGATGATACTGGACCAGTACAGTTAAGAAGTGAATACGCTAGTGAGTGGCTCAAAAACTTGAAGAGGCAAATATTTAATGGATCAGATCAGACCATTCCCGCAGCCAGACTTTATTGATCAGGCTGAAGAAGAGGAAGCAATCCGTTTAATACCGGCACCAGATTTAAAGAAATGGGTTGTTGCTAATTTTCTTACGCTTGGTGGTCCTCTACATAACCCGGACCATGACCATATCGCTGAGCTGCTTCATGATAATGAAGAATTTTTAGCATTTGCTTGGGCATCTTCTGCATATACACGAGCTAAACGTATGGTGTTGGGCCAATGTGAAAAAGTCATGTTCAATGTTGGTGGCTGGCGCAAAGCTAGACAAGAACAACAGATGCGAGACTGGTTCGGATTCGTTCCAGTTTACTTAATCACTATCGATGCAAGCTTTTGTGAAAAAGCAAACGATAGTGAGTTCTGTGCTTTGCTTGAACATGAGCTTTATCACATCGGAGTAGAACGAGACTCGGACGGTGAGATTATTTACAGTGATCATACTGGCTTACCAAAACATTATTTAGCTGGTCACGATGTGGAAGAGTTTATCGGTGTTGTAAAACGCTGGGGCGCAAATGAAAACGTTAAGCGGCTTATTGAAGTAGCTAAAAACCCGCCGTTTGTTTCGAATCTTGATATTTCAAAATGCTGCGGAAACTGTGTAATCAATTGAGCCTAATGGCTCTTTTTTTTGCCCATTTTGTTATACGTAGTTATACGATGAGGAAGTTATGGCGACACTAAAAGAGCCTGTGAAAATCTTTATAGTTCAGTCTCTTGCTTGTCGTGATACACCTCAAGAAGTAGCTGAACTCGTTAAACAGGAATTTGGCGTTGATATAGATCGTGTTCAAGTTGCAACTTATGACCCTACAAAGGTTGCTGGTAAGAACTTAAGCAAAAAGTATGTCGAACTATTTGAAAAAACCAGAGATGAGTTTGATAAAGGCTTAATTGATATTCCAATTGCCAATAAGTTCTACCGATTGAAGCAATACCAAAGACAGCTTGAGAAGACTAGAAACGTCAAAACAGCGTTAAAAATTCTTGAGCAAGCCGCTAAAGACATCGGTGGTCAATTTACTAATCGTCAAGAAATAACAGGCAAAGACGGCGGACCAGTCCAAACGGTTAATTCTGAAATTCCAGTTCCAATGGAAGATTACTTAAAAGCGCGGAGGGAAGTCTTAGATGAGTACTGATGCGGCTCGGGATAAAGCCATCCGGATCGAGGCGCAAGAAGATTTATATTTCTTCACAAGGTACATGTTTAAGGAGCGCCGTGGTTATAAATGGATGCAAAATTGGCACCACTTAGAAATCTGCGAAGCTTTGATGAAGGTTTATCGCGGTGAAACAAAGCGGTTAATTATTAACGTTCCACCACGATATTCTAAAACTGAAATTGCTGTAATTAATTTTATGGCTTGGTGCTTTGGAAAGAAACCTGACTGTGAGTTTATTCATATCAGTTACTCGGCAATGCTTGCCGCAAACAATGCCTTCCAAATACGAACTCTTGTGCAAGAAGAGGCGTATAGGAAAGTCTTTCCTGAGCTTACATTGCGTGATGATAGTAAGGCTAAAGACTTCTGGAGAACTTCTCAAGGCGGGGTCTGCTATGCAACTGGTACAGGCGGTACGATTACCGGTTTTGGTGCGGGAAAACTTCGTAAAGGCTTTGGTGGCTGCATTATTATTGATGACCCACATAAAGCACATGAAGCTTCATCAAAAACTATCCGTGAAGGTGTGATTGACTGGTTTCAAAATACACTCGAGTCACGAACTAACTCACCTGATACGCCGATTATTGTCATTATGCAGCGATTGCATGAAGAGGATTTAGCTGGATGGTTGCTAGGTGATAGAAAAGACGGCGTTCCTGTAGCTGGTGGTAACGGTGAAGTGTGGGAGCATCTATGTCTTTCAGCTATTCAGGAAGACGGATCCGCACTATGGCCAGCAAAACACAATATTCAAAAGTTGAAACAAATGGAGCAAGCTGCACCGTATGTTTTTGCCGGGCAATATCGACAAATGCCATCACCGCCAGCAGGCGGTTTTTTTAAGCCCGACAATATTCAAATTGTTGAGGCTTTGCCTGCAGATGTATTGAAACAAGTTAGGGCTTGGGACTTTGGGGCAACCGAAAATGAAGGCGACTTTACAGTAGGTGTGCGAGAAGCTCTAGGCGCAGATGGCTTTACTTATATTGTGGATGTAACAAGAGGACAACTTGGCCCTGACAATGTAAATAAACGCTTAAAGCAAACCACTGAGCTTGATGGAAAAAACGTAACTGTTCGAATTCCTCAGGATCCTGGTCAAGCAGGGAAATCTCAAGCTCTGGCATTTACAAAACTTCTCAGTGGCTATCATGTGGTTGCCAAACCAGTATCGGGTGACAAGATCACTCGGGCACAGCCTTTTGCCGCTCAAGTAAATGTTGGGAATGTTCGAATGCTTAAAGGTGATTGGAACAAAGCCTTTATTGAAGAACTTCGGAATTTCCCTAATGGAACAAATGACGATCAGGTAGATGGTGGATCTGACGCTTTTAATGAATTACATGAAGGATTTGAAACCTTCTTTGCTGATATGGGATTTGCACGATGAGTGATGTAACTTTTCAACATGCTGAATATGTTAAGAACTTGCCATACTGGCAAAAACTTGATGATGTTTGTGAAGGTGAAGATACAGTTAAGGTTAAAGGTGAAAAATATTTGCCGATGCCAAATGCTCATGATAAATCACCTGCAAATAAAAGCGCTTATGAGGCTTATCGTACCCGTGCAGTCTTTTATGAAGTTACTGGTACTACCTCAAATAGTTTGGTTGGAGCAGCTTTTGCAACTGATCCAAGTTTTAAATTTCCTCCAGAACTTGCACATTTAGAACGTAATGCGAATGGAGCAGGCCTTAGTACTTATCAACTGGCTCAAAATGGTATTCGCCATTTATTAAAACATTATCGTTGCGCTTTATACGTAGATTACCCAGATGTACCTCCAGCTCGTAATCTCGCGGAATTTAAAGCGCAAAAAGCCTATCCGATGATTCATTTATTGAATGCCCTAGATGTAGTGAACTGGGATTCAGTAATGATCGATAACCAGAAAAAGCTTTGTCTAGTAGTTATCCGTGAATTTAGGTCTGAACGCGGAGCAGATGGTTTTAGTAAAAATGAAGTAGAACAGTATCGTGTACTTCGTTTAGAACCTGAGAGTGATGGGAAATATATCTATTCAGTTCAGGTTTACACAAAGGGTGAAAAAGGTAATTGGGTAGGGGGACAAAAGAAATTCCCAACGGATTATAACGGGAACTTTTGGACATATATTCCATTTACCTTTGTCGGAGCCATAGATAACTCAGAAGAGATTAAGAAGCCGCCCTTACTTCCTTTGGCTAATCTCAATTTAGCCCATTATCGAGACAGCGCGGACTTTCAAGAGTCCGTTTTTTATATGGGCCAACCTCAATACTATGCGAAAGGTGTTAATTGGGAGTGGTACGACCAAGCTAAGAAACGTGGCATTTACATTGGTGCAAAAGTACTTTTGCCTTTACCTGAAAATGGTGGTTTAGGAATTGTACAAGCGGATCCTAATACGCTCGCCCGGGAAGCTATGAAAGACAAGTGGGAAAAAATGAAGGAGATGGGGGCGCGTTTAATTGAGAAGGGTACTGCGGGTAAAAAGACCGCCACCGAAGCGAATAGCGATGACGCCGTTCAGCATTCAGTTCTTTCACTCTGTGTAGTCAATATGAATGAAGCATTATCTGCAGCATTAAGATGGGCTGCAAAGTTTGTAATGCCTGATGTTGATGTTCTCTCTAAGGACGAATTGGTATTTGAAATTAGTCAGGAGTTTAACAAGCAAGGTTATTTAGCTGAGTTAGCTCGACAGTTATTTGAAGCAGCTCTACAAGGCCGATCTTCATTTAAATCGTGGTGGGAATACAACCAAACAGGTATGTTCCCGAAACAAAAATATGAAGAAGAGTTGCAGAACGTTGAAGCTGAGCAAGATGGGACTTTGAACCAAAGGTAGAGTGAGATGGCAACAGATATCAAAAAACTATTTGAAGCACTCACGCAGCATCAAGCATACCTTTATCGCGCTTCATCAAATACTGTTAATGAGCTTTTAGGTTTATTCAATGAAGATACGAGTGCAATGCTATCTAAACTTCGTGATTTATTGGACGAGCTTAATGAGTCGGAGAAAATTGCTTTAGCTGGCGGTAAATACACAACTTCAAATCTCAGGGAAATTAGAGATTTGATTGCTCAGTGGTTTGCTAGTGTAAGTACCAGCTTGCCTGAAGCTTTCGCCGTCTCTGCTACAGCTTTGGCTGTTTATGAAGCTAATTATATTGCCAAGTTATATGGTAGTAAGCTTAAAAAACCTGATGGTGAAAAGCTTTATTCTGCAGCTAAAAAGGTGCCATTGGTTGGCGGTGCTCTTGTTGATGATCTTCTATCTAAAATTGCTGAAAGTGCCCGACAAAAGGTTGAGTATGCAATTCGAGATGGAATTAACTCAGGCAAAACTAACCAAGAAATTGTTCAGCGTATTCGTGGTACCAAGCGTCTCAATTATGAAGACGGGATTTTAAACGGTACCAAGACTGATATTGAGCGAACGGTGAGAACTGTACGAAGTCATGTGGCCAATCAAGCCTATCTAAATAGCTACAACCAAATTGGCTTTGAATATGTTCGATTGGTTGCAACGCTGGACGGAAGGACATCTAAACTTTGTGCATCTCTTGATGGAACTGTATGGGAGATTAACGATCCAGCAAAACGGGTACCACCTTTACATCCAAATTGCCGCAGTATTCTAGTGCCCGTAGAGAAAGACGGGAAATTAGTTGGCGAACGACCATTTGTTATGGATGAACGAAGAGTTAAGGATATTCCTAAGGATGAGCGTGACCAACTGATTGGACAGATTGACGCCAACACTACATTTAAAGAGTTCTTCAAAAAGACTGATGATTTCTTTCAAAGAGAATGGTTAGGGCCAAAGCGTTACAAGCTTTATAAAGAAGGGAAATTTGATTTTGATAAGTTCTTCGATCCTGAAGGGCGATTGTACACATTAGACCAACTTCGTAAGTTGGACGAGCAAACCTTTATGGAGCTGGGTTTATGAGTGAGTCAAAAGTTAGACATTTAGTACTTAAAAGAGTTTCAGATAGATCTTCTCATCTCGCCCTTTGTGACGAGGAAACAGGTATTCCATTAGCTGGATTAACCTCTGTAAAGATGAATTGCGATGTTTTTAGTGGACCAGCGACTATTACCGCAACATTTGATGTGGGTGGACCTCAAGGCATCCGCTTAGTTGGTGATGAGCCAAGACAAGAAGTTTAGAGAGTAAAGGAAACCTAGCAAAAGGTAATACAAATGTCTGAAAAGCAGATCAATATGTCAGATGCTCAATATATCTTGAGTACAAAGAATATTCTTGTCCCATTTCTTCGAATCAAAATTTCAAGAGCCATGGCAATTTACGGGTATTCATTCGAAAGAATGAAAGCATTAACCACCCTTTAAGTAAAACTTAACTTTAACCGTAGCACCTTAAGGGTGCTTTTTTTGTGAGTATGAAAATGACCGAAGAAGTAACAGAGCAAGAGTTAGCTGAAAAGTCCGTGGCACCTCGAGTAACCAAAGCGCAAATTGATGCATTAATGGGGCGAGTGACATATACGGTTGAACAACGCCCCGGAGGCACGACTTCTACCTTTGTGCATGCATTTTTAGATGGCAAGTTTTTTCTAGCAACTGGATTTAGCGCATGTGTAAATGCTGAAAACTTTGATGCTGAAATTGGTGAGCGTATGGCGCGTGGTAACGCAGAAAAGCTCGCAGAAAATAAACTTTGGGAGCTAGAAGGCTACCGTTTATTTGCAAAAAATTTCTAAGTTTTTAATCGAAATTTAGCGTCCTTCGGGGCGCTTTTTTAATTCCTGCCGGAGGCGGATGCGGACGGCGTATCCGGGCGGATGCCCATTTTGTATATATAGGTTGGATGACCAATGAAACTTAAAACAGTAACAATCGACGGTAAAGTTTATGCGGAAGTAGACGGTGATAAGCCGATCTATATTCATGATGACGGCAAAGAAATGCCACATGATGCACCACACTCGGTAGCAACAATTGCACGCTTAAACAATGAAGCTAAAACACATCGTGAAGCCAAAGAAGCAGCCGAAAAGGCATTAAAAGCTTTCGAAGGAATTGAAGACCCTGCGGCAGCTAAAAAGGCATTACAAACAATCCAAAATCTCGACGATAAAAAGCTGGTGGATGCCGGTGAAGTTGAGAAAGTTAAAGCTGAAGCTATCAAAGCAGTTGAAGAAAAATATGCTCCGATTGTTGAGCAACGTGACGCGCTAGAAGCCTCTTTACACAAAGAACTAATCGGCGGTGGTTTTGCTCGTTCTAAGTACATTCAAGACAACATTGCAGTACCTGTGGACATGGTTCAGGCAACCTTTGGCCATCACTTCAAAATCGAAGACGGCAAGGTGGTTGCATACGATCCGAACGGCGAAAAGATTTATTCACGTGTCCGCCCGGGTGAACTTGCAAATGTTGATGAAGCTTTAGAGTCATTGGTTGGTGGATACCAGCATAAAGACTTAATTCTTAAAGGTGGCAAAGGAACTGGCGGCGGTTTTCAAGGTGGCGGCAAAGGTGGGGCGCCTACTGGAATGAAACGCAGTGAAATGTCTGTTTCTCAGAAAGCTGACTACATCAAAGAACATGGCAATGATGCCTTCCTAAAACTGCCGAACTAATCATTAAATATTTGGAGATAAGTAGTTATGACTACGACAGTTAATTCAGACATGATCATCTATAACCAATTGGCTCAAACAGCTTATTTGGAACGATTACAGGATAATTTGAATGTCTTTAATGAAGCTTCCAATGGCGCGATTATTTATCGCAATGAAATCATTCAAGGTGACTTCAATAAAAACGCATTCTACAAAGTTGGTGGTAGCATTAAGCATCGTGATGTGAACTCCAACGCCAAAGTCACTCCGGAAAAAATCGGTGCAGGTGAGTCTGTAGGTGTAAAGATTCCATATAAATATGGTCCTTATGCATCAACTGAAGAGGCATTTAAACGCCGTGCACGTACACCAGAAGAGTTTGCTATGGTTGTTGGTTACGATCTAGCAGATGCATTGGTTGCAGGCCGTTTAGAGTACAGCTTAGCTTCTTTAAAAGCAGCCATTTCTAGCAATCCAGACATGGTTGCAAAAGGTAGTATTGTTGTTGATGGCCGCAAAGCATTAACTCGTGGTATGCGTAAGTTTGGTGATAAGTTTGGCCGCATTGGCTTATGGGTGATGAACTCAGATACCTATTTCGATATTGTCGATGATGCAATCACTAAGCAAATTTACGGTGAATCTGAAATCGTTATCTATGGTGGTTTACCGGGTACCTTAGGTAAGCCAGTCTTGGTGACTGATGCTGTAGGTGATAACGATGCTTTTGGTTTGCAGTATGGCGCTGTCACAGTCACTGAATCACAAGTTCCGGGCTTCCGAGCTTATGACATCAATGATGAAGAAAACTTAGCAATCGGTATGCGTGCTGAAGGTGCTTTCAACCTAGATATTCTTGGTTATAGTTGGGATACATCGAAAGGTGAAAACCCAGACCTTACTTTACTTGGTTCAAGCGCTAACTGGATTAAGTATGCAACTAGCAACAAAATGACAGCAGGTACGTTACTTGATTTATCAGGTACAGCAACAACTGGTTAAAACGTGAAAATTAAAACCGTAAGAGGGCTAATAAGTCCTCTTTTTTATTATTAAGAGAAAAGCTTCATGAAAATTATCTATACACGTATTGCAGCAGCTGCTGCATTAGAGACGGGCATTGTTGCTAACCCTGACTATTATCAAAACCCAAATTTGAAAGCAAAAGAGGTAATTATTTATGGTAATTATCCAAAAATTCAAAAGGATTATGAAGAGTTAGAAGTGCCAGTTGAAGTTCGCAAATTGGAAGAACCTCAAAAAACCACTTTGGCCACAGTTGACGTTAAGGTGGGAATCACACCTGAGTTGCAAGCTGTGATTGATGATGCAAAAGCTGAATGTGAAAAGGTAGTTGAAGAAAACACTCAGCTTAAGCAGAAAATTGCCATCTTAGAGCAGGCCGGTGGTACCCAATCAGACTTGTTATCTGAGAATTCACGATTAAAAGATGCAGCAGCCTTAGCAGATAAAGCTCTCAAAGATGCTGAAGCTCAAGTGGTCGGCATTAAAGCTGAATTTGAAGCTTTTAAAAACGATATTCCTGCAATGCAGGCACGTATTGCTGAATTGGAAGCTGGGAAAGCGACAGAAAATCCAGCTAAAGAAACGGCAGCTAACGATTTTGAAAACTGGTCAAATGATCAAATAAAAGAGTATTTGGCTAGTAAAAACATTGGTTACAAGCCGTCTTCAACAAAAGCAGAACTTCTTAAATTAATCCCGAAGGAATAATGCAATGAGCTTTATTACTGTAGATGTCGCAAATTCAATTTTGGGCAGCGATTTTGCACCAGACAGTGATAAAGCTCGTCTGGTTCAACTGGCAAATGTCTGGATGAAAAAACGGATTGGTTTTGTACCGGATCCTATAGATCCGCTTCTTAAGGATGCTGCTTGTGAAATCATCAAGGGTATTTTGGCTAAGGTGATTTATAACGGTAAAGAACAGCAGCTGAAGCGTAAAAAAGTGAAAGCTGATTCAGTGGAGTTAGAGAAAGAATATCAAGATGGATCCGAAGCAATATCTAGTTTTGAGCAGATAGCAATTGATTTCATTGATTCACTTGACTTGAAAGACCCAAATGCAAGTTTTAATGGCTTTGGCATTCCACTTTACAGGGCATGATATGGGCTTACGTGACGAAATTCAGGCAGACATTGCTGAAGCATTTAATGCTGATCTGGCGGACGCCGTTCATTCATTTACTTGTGAGCGGATCTCTAAAACGAATTGGGATCCTAAAACAGAAACTTATGTTGAAGTTAAAGAAAATTATTCCGGCCGTGGCGTTCTGTTTGGCTCATACAGTCAATATGAGATCCAAACACTTGGAGTATTGGCAACGGATAAGAAGGCTACCGTGCTTCAAAATGAAGTGTCCATGGTGCCAAAAATTGATGATGAATGGATTACAGCCTTAGGTTCATTTCGAGTTATCCATATTCAACAAGATCCAGCAGGAACTATTTGGAAATGCCAGTTGAGAATGGTGTAA